GTGCAAAGAAAAAGCCGAACTGGTTGAGAGGTTAAGAATGGCAGCGACAGCTATAAATACCCGAAAAACAAATTTGACAACACAAGGGAAAAAAAGCAAAAATATCGAAATTCCAAGAGTTCTTGACCCACGAGTACCCCTAACCCGGGGAGGAAAACGCCGCAAGAAAAAGACGCGCAAAAAAAGAGGCGGGGATAACTTGTCTTCTATTAAAGAATTGTTAGATTTGATCGAGAGCAATAATGGATTTGTTAAGATTATTATACAAAATAGAGATGATAGAGTTTCTACGGAGGAAAGATGGGCACAGGTAAATGCGCCAGGACCAGACAGGGGTCGATCAGTACACAATGAATATATGGACCAAATTGATTGGGGTGAGGAAGGCATGGGTTACGAGAATATAATACCTAATAAAATGTATGATGCCACAATTAAAAAAACATATGACGAAGAAGCAGGTGATATGGAGGGTTTAGATGATGCAGAGAGAGAAGATGTTAAGGATTGGGTTGATATTACAATTTACGATGATGATGGAAAAAAATTAGAGGAAATTGAAGAAATTCAGCCTCATCAATTTAAACACGGTCCAGATATGAAAAGAGGTCGAAATTGGGATGGCGAGTTTTACAGTGAATTTATTGAACGATGGTTTGTTTTATTTAAAAGAAATGACGATGGAACAGCCGGAGAACAAATAAAATTTGTTGACTCTACAGAAGGTGGAAAACGCCGCAAGAAAAAGACGCGCAAAAAAAGAGGCGGGGATAGAGAGATAATAATAGGTGATATTTGGAAACAGCAAGACAAAGCAACCTCTAACTTTAGAGAATATGGAATAATTGCAGGAATAGAGGTAATGGCGAGCGGCGCGAAACGTATTAAATTTCGTATATCAAATAAACCAGAAATACCAGCAGGAGAAGGAAACGAATCTTTCATGACTATGTCTGAAATAGAATTTCGTGAGGAATATGATAAATTTCCAGGAGATTGGTGGGAAACTACTCCACCATATTCAGGTGATGAACAATGGGGAGGAGGACGCAAGAAAAAGACGCGTAAAAAAAGAGGTGGGGTTAACTTGTCTTCTATTAAAGAATTGTTAGATTTGATCGAGAGCAATAATGGATTTGTTAAGATTATTATACAAAATAGAGATGATAGAGTTTCTACGGAGGAAAGATTGGCAAGTTTAACAGGTACTCTTGATGATGAAAGTATTATGGACCAAATTGATTGGGGAAATATGGAATTTATACCTAATAAAATGTATGATGCTAAAATAAAAAAATCATATGACGAAGAAGCAGGTGATATGGAGGGTTTAGATGATACAGACAGAGAAGATGTTAAGGATTGGGTTGATATTACAATTTACGATGATGATGGAAAAAAATTAGGGGAAATTGGAGATATTATGCCTCATCAATTTAAACAAGGTCCAGATATGAGAAGAGGTCCTGAAATGATGGAAAGTGGTCCATACATGGAATTTATTGATCGATGGTTTGTTTTATTTAAAAGAAATGACGATGGAACAGCCGGAGAACAAATAAAATTTGTTGACTCTACAGAAGGAGGAGGACGCCGCAAGAAAAAGACGCGTAAATACAAAGGCAACAAATACCCATATAAAAATATCACCAAGAAAGAAGCAATCGCCGATTTTATCAAACTTAAAACCACTACTAATCCTCGCTCACTTAACGGTTTAGAAATTGTTAATTATGGAACAGAAAAATTAAGAGTAAGAACAAAATACAGAGGAAAGTCATTGATCCAACGATGGAAAGATAAAAAAGCAAGGAAAACCTTAAAGAAATTTGCGAATAGACTTTATAAAGGTTCTTATACAGATGATTTATTCCACGCGTATCGTAGCGCTATTGCTCTATCGTGGGGAACGTTAAGTAGTATGAGAACATCAGCAGCTCTACAAATGTATAAAAAATATAATGCGAAGAAGGTATTGGATTTCACGGCGGGTTGGGGTTCAAGAATGACCGCGGCATTAGCAGCGGATATAGATTATATTGGAATCGATAGTAATAAATCTTTAAAGAAGGGTTACAACAAGATAATAAAAACAGTAAAGAAACATACAAAAAGTAAAGTGAAACTGTTTTTCCAACCAGCTGAAACTGTTAATTATTCAAAGTTAGATTATGATTTTGTGTTTACATCTCCTCCATATGAATATTTGGAATTGTATGAACATATGAAAAATTATGAGGGTACAAAGAAAATTAAACAAGCTCATAGTGCGAACGATAAAAGAAGAAAAAATGATGGATTTTATGATACATTTTTAATACCGACAATCAAAGAAATATACAAACATTTACCGAAAGGAAAATGGATGTGTTTGAATGTGCCGGATTTGATGTATGATAAAATTAAAAAGAAATGGAAAGCTTGTAATAAAAAAGAAGATTATATGATTAGTAAAAGAGTAGGAAGCAATATGAAAAGTGATGATAGAAGAGGACAAGAGTTTGTCTATTGTTGGAAGAAGAAATAATTACATTTCACTCAAATATTTTGTGGCTTTAATAATACCATAAAATGTTCCCCCAAACAATACAGTTTTTAATAGATAACCTCCAAATGTAGGATGTTCATCTTTCGTAAATAAAGAAGGTAATAATCTTTGCATTTGTTTTTTTACAAAAGGCATTTGAAATAAGAAATATAATACCATAACCATCAATGGGATTTGTAGCTCTTCATACAATTGGTCTAACCTATCTTGTTCATGACCAGCAGCATCACCGGCATTCATCATGCTATATAGAGTATCATCATTTTCAATATAGTCGTTCATTTCCGATTCAGGGATATAATTGGGCTGCATATAAGGATCTTGTTGTTGTTGCGTATTCATTTGTATATCTCTGTTGGGTAAAGAAGTTCCCATTGGTTGGGCACTTAAAGCATTTGTTATTGCATGAGCGTTATCTGCCGACATTTGTTGCATAGTTGCCTGTGCATGAGGAGGAGCTTTAGCGGTAGGCAATAAATTATTATTTTGCTGTGCCGCCATGGGTGGTGGTCCTTGTGGAGAATGTTTCATAGGTTGTTCTTCTACATTCAATACAACTTTATTTTGCGTAGCATCATTTGGCAAAGCTGAAATACTTGTAGTTCCATTCATATATAAAACTATAAATATTGGTAAAAATTATTTATTACGCAAATTCTACAACTTTTTTAGTGTTATCGCATTTAGTTGCCTTTTTATTAAATTTATAACATTTATCATCAAATTCGAATATTTGGTTTTCTATTTTATCTATTTTTGGGGCCTGAAATACTAAACAATTTCTTCCTTTACAGACTTTTCTAAATAATGTTGCTAATCCTAATCCTAATAATATAGAAATTAATGTTTTACCAAATGTTCCTGTAATCAATCTTCGCACATACATATATTATTTACTTACATAATATTATTGAACGTTATAAGACCTAATTTGATTTTTATCGGTAGGACATTTAACTTCTTTTGCTGAAAACTTGTAACAAGTATCGGTATGGTCTTTATAATGTATTTTATCCAAATTATCAGGATTTGGATATACAAAAATGGTTTGAGTATCAGGACCACCTATATAAGTTACAAATAACCCAAACGATAAAGAAAATAAGAATAATGGAACATTGATATATTTCATAAAATTCAAATTCATATATTAATTATAGATATAATTAATTATTTTATAATTAATATTACTTTTCAGGTTTCAAATCACTAAGATTGACTTCTTGGATTGTGTTAGTAAAAGGATTTGGGTCATTAGGTCCAAATGTGGGTGATGTTGGTTGAAACCCTGGTGGATTATTAGGGTCATATGTGGGTGATGTTGGACTATAATCGGGGCTTGTTGGTTCCTGATTGGTTATTCCAGGAATATATACGGGACTATCCTCTTCATTACTCGTTTGTGCCGTTTCAGTAGGTATTTTAATTTTAAGAGGTTTTGGAACTTTCATTGTACCCTCTGTAGGACTATATTCAGTGTCTTCATCATCGTCTTTGGGTTTTGCATAATCAAGGACTTTACCTTTCTCCTTAATAATTTCTTGATTTTCATAACTCACCTTTTTACTATAAACATTATATTCATAGACATTTTTATCAACTTTCTTTTTGTCTTTATCACCGCTCGTATTAAAAGTATTTAAAAAGGAAACAGAATCGGTAGGTTTTTTTCTTTCAATAATTTTAAAACCATTATAATACTCTATTTGGTTTATTTTATTTTGTATTTCTAAAATTTCTGTAATATAATAATTCATTAACCCCTTAGGACCATCTTGCTTTATTTTCTCATTGAATTCTGATATATTGGCGTTTAATCTCTTTTTCAAAGCATCAACTTCATCTTTAATATATACCTTTTCAACTTCATTAGTTTCCATATTTTTTTTATCAAATTTCAACATATCGTCGAATTTGTTATTAATTTCTATTAGAATTTTTTGATATTCATTGAATTCAGTTTTAACTCTTTCAAATTCTCCCAAAACGACATCTTCATTTTCTAAATCATAAAGCAAATCTAATTTTTTCATAATAATATCTTGTTTAATTTCTTCTAGGGTGGCTTTTATCTCTCTATGATGACTATAATAATTCTTTACCTTATTTACCTTTATATTTATTAATAAGTCACAAGGACTTTCAACATGCGGACACGATACTTTAAGTTGTGTTTTTGAAATTTCAAAATTCATTTTGCCGGATTTTCCACATTTGATACATTTCCATTTAAAATTTTTGAATTCGCGCATTTTATCATTTTTAGAAGCATTTTTTAACTTTCTAATACGAGCCTTTTCACCGTTAATTTTAGATTCGTGTTTAGCCTTTAAAGTATAAAATTCATCAATCATATTATTTAATTCATTTTCACGATTCATTATATTTAAACATTATAAAATTTTTTATGCAATAATTCAAAATTACTTTCAAATTTAGGTAAATCTGTTATCATTTGGTCATATTTTTTCTTTTGGTCAATATTAAGCGTTTTAATTCTATTAAGAATATAATTTTTCTTTAAAGTATCTTTTCTTTTTCTCTCTTCTTCGTTTGGTTTAGATTTGTATTTATAATTTAATACAAAGAAACCTACAAACACAAACATCAAAAATAAAAAAACATTTAACAAATTATTATCATATTCCGTCTTTTCGGTGTGAACTCTTTTTAAAGTTTCTTTCAAAAAGTATTTAGTCCCGGGTTCTATAAGCGATGGTTTATCCATTAAATATTAAATCTAAAAAAAGAAATAAATTTATGCACAATATATAAATGTCTCAAATAGCTCAAAATGTAACTGATGCTGATACTATAAAAAAAAATAATGCGAGTAAAGCGACTCCAACTGGATCTATGACAACCACAATGATGTTAATATTGTGGTATTATATCGCCAGATTTGCTTTTTGCGATCGATATAGTGTGCGAAAATATGGTAAAAAATTATCAATGGTTTTTAGTATTCTAATAACAATAATGATATTGTGGTCTCAATTTTCTATTAATTTAGCAGCTACTGGAGATAAATGTTCAGGAGATGTTCAATTATATAATGCTATAACATATACCCTTGTTCCAAATTTGGTTTTTGGTTTTACAGTTTATGTTTTGCTAAATAGATTTCCTAGTTGGAAATCGCCATTTTCAAATACTATTGGTTATATGTTCGCCTCAATGTTTGGATTAAGAAGCACATTTAATGGTATGTTAAAAACCAGTTCTAATGAAGGAACCGATACAATAAATAAAATATATAAAGACCCATCAATGTTAATCAATGAGTTACAACCAGATTCACCAACTGTAGTAAGATATGATAGTAACTTCGATTTAGAGTTTAAAAGATTGGCTAAGGCAAATATATTTAAACCAGGATGGGAAAAAAACACTAAATCAATGTATAATTTAGTAGTAATAAAAGATATGGTAGCAAGTATGACGTGGTATTTCTTAACACAAATGTTAATTATTGCTACATCATTCAATGGTATAATGAATATTAACTGTATTCGTTCAGAAAAAACTCTGGCTAAAGGTAAAGAACAGGGAGCAGCTATAGGGAAACATGGAATAAAAACAGGACAGGAGGGTAAGAAAGTCGGTGGTAAGGCAAGTAGTTCCATAGCAGGTGCGGCGAGTTCGTTTTTATAATATTATTAATTATAACCAATAATATTAAAATACAAAATGCGAATTACAATAATATAATACGGTTAGATAAGACAAAATAGCAATAATCACGGCAAATAACCATATTGGTAAAACGGTTTTTTTCTTTGTACCTAATCCAAATTCTCTTAAGGAACCATCTTCATTATATAAAAAAGCTGGCGAAACTAATTGAATTATAGCAAATGTTATAACAAATAATAAAATAGAAAAAGAAGTTAAATTATTTCTTATAATGGATTTGTTCATAATAAAATAAGTTTAGATTAGTTTTTATATAATAATCACTAAATATCAATCATCTAACGGTATATCAAAAAAATCTACCTTTTCCAATTTTACAGAAAAATCTATACTTAAAACAGGATATTTACATTTTATGCCTTTTGGTAAAATATTTAAGTGATTTATGTCGTATGGAACGATATACCATCTATTTCTTTCCTGACTTGAGGTGATTAATATGTATTGTACCATTGTAGAATGTTTGATAATTCTATAATTCCAAATGTTATAAAATTTTCTACATTTTTTAATCATATGGGCTTTTTTAGATAATACCATATAACGTTCATCATTAACATATATAGTTTTAATATCATTAATCAATAAATCATCCGGGTCTGCTATAAATGTATATTTATGTTTTCTTGGATACATGCAGCATGGTAATGGTAAACAATTCATATATATATATATATTAATAAGGTCTTTTTTTAACTTCTTCGCGATTCATATATTGTTCTTCTTGGATAGTGGTTTCTCTACCCAAAGCAACATTTCTTTTTGGAAACCGACCAAATATTTGAATGGTTTGTTTATGACCCAGAACGTGAGGTTCCATAGATTTTAACATAGCGTATTCTTTATCATTATTTGTTACTTCATCAAGAGAACCCATATAAGATACGTGAATAGGCGCAGTCAAGGCCCTTCCTCCAGCAGCTTTATTTCCATATAATTGTTTATGCGTACCAAAATTAAATTGTCCTTTTTTCTGGTAAGCCATATTTTCTGTATGCATATAAGGCATAAATGCAAACATAAATTCATATCCTTTCAATTGTTCTTTGTACATTTCCCAACCCAATTCAACAAATACCATACAACCATTATCATTTTTAAAACTATCACCACTTCCTCTATAAATATGACGACTGAATTGGTCTAACAATATAATATGTGCAACATAACTATCTTTTGTATGAAGCCAACTAAATCCGTGACCTTGTTCAGCTTCTTTCAATAAATCACCAAACTTTTCTTTAATTTCTTCATCATAATCTTGACTTTTCATAAACCATTTATCAAAATCGGCGGTATATAGTCCTTTTGAGAACCAATAATCTAAAATGTCTTTCGCTTTTGAAATATTCATATGATAACCATATTAATTTGTATTTATATGGTTTTAATATTATTGATTCGCCTTTTCAGCAGATCTGTTTTTTGCAAAATCTTTAAAATTTTTTGTGGATTGGAAAGTCATTTTTGCTATGGTGCCGCCCATTTTGAAATATTCATCATAAGCAAATCCATTATTAGCAACATTAACCGAATTTGGAGCTGCTTTTTCTATATTTTTTTTAGTAAGTTCAACTTGTGAACTATCTAATACATCATCAAACAATGATTTTTCTTGTAATTTTTGTTCTATTGCTTCACTCATAGTGAATATAAATAATCAGAAAATCTTTAAGTATGTTTTCAATATTAATAAAGGTCATCTCTACTATCCATGTCTTCTTCGTCTCCCATAATGTCCATCATTCCATACATTTCATCTTGTATTTCATGTTCCGCTTGTTGTTGCATAAGTAAATCAGTAGCGGCCCCCGATAAACCGGAAAACATATTATTTTGATTATTTTCTTCAGCCCCACTTAAAGTTATATTATTTCTATTTAACATTTCACTAATTTGTTGTTGTTGTTGTATTTCTCTATCATACATATCGGGGTCATATTGAAATATAGCTTTACTTAAACCAACACTCCATTCGCCCAATTTATGCTTTTTAAGTTCCCGTTCTATTTTTCTATGTTCATCGTCCAATCTATTGAATTGGTCTTTAATATTTTCCTTCTCCATTTCTTTTTCTTTTAAAACATCATTTTTTATAGTTTCGGGGTCATTGTTTAATAATTTTTTTGTGTTCATAAAAATATTCAGGTAAGTATTGATTATATTACTTACCATAATTTCGTAATCTTCCAAAGCCCCATAATATTCAGATTCTTCATTTGGGTCATCTTTATTAAATTTATTCCCAACAATTTCTTCAATTATTTCATAATATGCTAGGATAGTTAAATAGAATAAATTACAAATTACAGAACTATGAATTCCACCGTTGAAAATGGTTTTGTTTTGTCCAAGATTGCTTAAAAATGGTAATAATTTAACAAAGTCTAAAATATCTTTTCTTTTTTCTATTATTTTATCCATTATCAATTTACACTCCTCGTCACAAGAAAACTTTTCCAATAAATTCAATGGTGAAATTGCCTTTTTTATTTGATTTATATGGTTTAAACTGAATTTTTTGGATCCAAATCCCCAATGTGGAGGCATAACAATTTTTTTCATAGAAAAACGGTCACTTTCATTTTTAATAATATTTGGAAAAGTTATTAACATATCTTTTATCATGTTTTTAATCACTTCTGTTAGAGAATAATTTGTTTCATCTTCAACAGACATGAATATTCCTTCCCCTCTTTTATTAAATTCATGAAGGGTTTCTATAAAATTAATTGTATGTTTAGTTTTTTGAATATTCTTTAATTTTGCAACAATATTTTTGGATAAACTTTTATTATTGAAATTTATTCTTTCAGTAACTTCATCCACAAAATTAATTTCACCCTTATCCGTGCCTCTTTCTTGTTGAGTAACATCATAAGTATCATATAGTTTTTCCATAATGGGAGTTATTAATTCTAACCCACGGACAGTTGTTGTTGTCGTTTTTAAAGCATTAATCCAATTTTCAAAAACTTGCCTTGAAGATGATATATTTTTTGCTTTATCAAATATAATACTTGAGTCTTCTTCTATTAAATTTTGATTTTCCACATTTTTTCTACTAAAATATAACAATAATTCTTTTAATGCGGAATCATTCCAGTTATGACCTTCACTCTTTAAAATATCTATTTTGTCTTCTATTGAATCATATTTTTTAATTTCACTATTATTTTTATCACATAATTGTTTTAATGGTTCATTCAACGGAATTCCACTATTAAAATCACAATATTTAATAAACGATAGATAAATTGTTGATTCGGAAAATATATTGGACCTAATTGATTTAACTTTTCTGGTATCAATTTGAGAAATTAAAGACGGTGCTATAGTCAAATCTAAATGGATGTGTAAAACCTTTTTGTATTTTTCTACGTGTTCATTATATTTTTGTATAGTATCATCAAGAGTTACAAAATATTCATAAGTATTTAAAACATTATTATCATTGCAACAATTATTTTCGGTATAAGGAACATCGTCTTCGGTTTTTAAAATTAATGGTTGTTTATCCATAATATTTTGCATTGATTCTATAATACCAAATGAGAACGTTTGTATTTTACTTCTTAACTTATTTAAACGCGTTATAGAGTCCTGTGAAACATTTTTATATGAACTGGTTATTCTTTTATCGTAACCATCGCCCATTTTCTCAATTTTTTTCGGGGTTATTCTTACTAATGGTGGTAGAAATGTAGACCAAGGATTAGTAGTCTCTTTTGGTTTCAATAATTTCTTTTTTTCTTCTGATTTTAAATATGCCTTTTTAGTTTCTATTAAACTTGTGATTTCTATATTTTTCATATAATATTTATCAATCCATGATTTAATTTCCTTTGCGAATTTGGTAGTTTCAGTTTTAATGGTACTTTTTTTAACTCTTTTTAAACTATTCCATGGCGGTTCTCCATTCTTAACACGAAATTTTAAAGTTGAACAAGTTAAATATTCTAAAAAGCCCAAACCGGATCCCATTATAGGAAATCCTTCTAATTCTACTTTACACGGTTGAACATCTTTTGCTTGTTTTATACTTGGTATAGATGTTTGAATTATTATAGCATAAACCGAAATAAGTGATTTGAATATAAATTTATGATGATATTTTTTCCAGTCACGTTTATATTTTGGGTCCTTTTTTTCCTTAGCCATTTCTTTTGTTTTTGCGTCAAATGTGGTTTTCCTTTGACGCGATTCTTTAATTAATTTTTTTACAAACTGATACATCCATTCCCATTTTTTTTTCGTATTAAACCCGAAATTTTCATCATATGTTTTTAATAGGTCTTTTATTATTTTCTCATCTCCTTTAAGTTCTTCTTCTTCTGTATTTTCTTTTAAAAGCATTTCTGTTCTTTCTTTTACCGCATCATCATCGGTAGTATCTAAAAAATCTCTCGTAATTATTTTTTGACCAGATTTTTCATATCTTTCTTCATCTTGATGCATAACATCTGAAATAACAAATCCACTATGTTCATCAACGTATTTATCCGCGTGTTCTCTACTAATTTTCCCACGGTCATCAATTATTTTTTGCAATACACTTTCATAAGTTCCATTTATATAACCTTCAGCTAATTCAAGAAAGAACGTAGGTAATAATTTTTTAGATTTTGTTGTTCCATCTTCATCCGATTTTTTACAATAAAACCAATTTGGGTCCTCGTTCTTTTCTTTGGAGTAATTTCTACAATATACATCGCAAAATTTGATTATATTATTGTACTTTTTTATTTCGTTGGTATCTATTAACATTTTATCTCTAATATCGATATATGGACTACGTTCAGTATCGTCAATTTCAAGTTGGTTTGATAATTTCACCCTTTTAATATCATATTTTAAAAATTTGTTTTGTTGTCGTTTCCTTAATAATGTTAAATTATCTATATTATATTTTATTTCTTTTTCGAGATTATTTTTGACCGTATTTATTTGCTCCAACATATCAGTTTCTAAGTTTTCAATAGTTTCGGCTATCAATTCTTCTTGCAATTTACCAGTTTGATTTTTAATATTTAAACATTTATCGTTAATAGTCATACATTTTCTTTTCATATTACAATTTACAAAATTCAACTCTTCAGGAGATAAATCATTTAAGGTATCATCCAGTACCCATTTTTGATTATTGCGAATATAATATCTATATTGATATTCACCAGTATCCACCATTGCGTATTCACCATCTATTACTTTTTTTTTCCTATTAATCATAGAATCACTATCTCTTTCAGCTTTATCGTCAGATAAACCGATTATATTAGTTAAATGTTCTTTTAATAAAGATTTCTTTTTTATAACATCTTCCATATGTTTAATGTGTGTTAATTCATCATATATATCGTATGGTGTATCGTCATACAATTTATCAAAATATACATCTATTTTATCATCTTTTCTCAATAATTCATAATTGTCCATTTTTTTAGCAAGGATTTTTGGATTTAAAGTACAATCGCCACCATCCTCCATAGCGTTTTTAATGTTTGAAATTTCAACTTTTAAATTTTCTATTTTGTCCGGAATACTTTCATAATTTATATTATTAATATCGTTTAAAGCTACACAATTATTGAATGATTTGCCGTTATCGTAATCAAATATTTTTTTAATATATTCAGTATTAGTTTCTGTTTCATCCAAATCATAACATTTGCAATCTATACCATTAAATACCGATTTTGATTTAAAAAAGTCAAAAAATGAAGAAGGGTTATTATAAGATTTAACATCTGTTAAGAAATTATTAATATTAGTACGTGACCAACCAATATCTTTAAAATGTTCTTTAATGGAATGTTCAAGTGCTTTCTGTATTTGTACATAATGATAAAATTCAATATCATCGCTATAAATTGAAAAGGGTTCCAAATAGTCTACAAACTTTTGATAGGAAGTAATTTTAATAAAATTATTACTTAAATCCGTATAAACTTTCTTTATAATTTCGCGTGTATTTGGTATAATATTTTCTAAAAATTCTTTATAGTTATCTTTATTATCGCGAATACTTTTTTCATCCCAATTTTCATTGTCTTTGAATTTATATTCAGATATATGTTTTAAAAATTTATCATGGAACATTTTTTTATTATCTTTATCAAATAAATATTGTTTTCCCATAAATTTATTTTCATTTCTCATAAAACGGAACAATTTATACTTGTTAGATTCTTTCAAATTAATAGAAGATTTGGTATATAAATTTGTATTTTTCAAATATAATTTTGAATAATTTATTAAGCCAGGGAATAAAATGACTCCTGATATTGGTACTTTATCCGCATTTATAAATTTTCTAAGGACAGCTTTTTTACCATTGCGCACATCGTATATTTGTGTTTTTTTTTCACCATTATAAATTTGCGTTTGGAATTTAATTGTAGTAGTGTGAATAGTAGAATCGTCGGGTAATTTTTTACCATCATCAATACACGTTTCAAAATTAGTAATTTGCTTTATAGCTGATGAATTATAATCATTTAAATTATCAACTATTGTATCATACCGGTCATTAGCATTTTGTTCGATAATCAAACCCGTTTTATCAAATGGTAATTCAGTGTTCGTATCTGGTTTTCCATAAGCATAAATATATTTATTGATGCCGTCTGGAGTAATATCATTTTGCATATTTTTCTGGAAGTCTATAACATCGGTCAATATGTCTTCCGTGGTTGTTATTATCACATCATCTTCGACTTCGCTAATATTTTGAATATCTATAATTTGTTTCCTATTTTTTACAATAGGCACAATCCATTCCAAATTTGTATTTAAATTATGTAAATTTTCAACAAGAGGTTTATGATTTTTAGTTTTTATAAGAGCCCCTTCAATATAATTTTCAACATCATACTTAGAGTATTTTTGTCTTAATTCAAGATATCTATTTATAGATAAATGTATTTTATTTTCAATACTTTGGTTTCTATTATTTTCATCAATTTTAGATAATAAATTGTCTAATAAATCTTCTGTTTGATATTCTATATCAAAAACGCGATCTTTTTCCGCACGATTTTTTATTTGCGTAACTTTAACGTCTGTTTTTATGATTTTAATATTGTCGGCAGATATTAAATCATTTTTTAATGTATCTTCAACTTCTTTTGAATCAAATACTTGGTCGGGTATTAATTCATCATCAAGTAAAGTTATAAGTCCCTCCAAATCTTCTGTTTCTTCTGTTTCTTCTTCTTCTTCTTCTCCTCCTTCTTCTTCATCTTTATCATCATCATCCTTATCCCATCTACGAATAGAAATAATATTCAAATCTTGGGGAATACCTTTATATTGGAAATCAATGACCAATGGTGCGTCGGGATACTGAGGGGATTGTAATTCAATTTGGTCATTTTCTAATCCTACTATTTTACCTTTTATTATTTCACCACCATCAAAAGCAAAATGAATTGACCACCAAGTTCCTATTTCCATCCCATTTTGTTTTGCAAAACCAGGGTGTTCTGGTCTATCAACAACTATTATTTGTGTAATTGATTTATCTTCAATTGTTCCATCTTTAATGCTTAATTTCCTTGAGGTTTTATTTTGGTCTATAATTACTATTTTATCATTATCTAAATAATCTATTAAAAAATATTTATTATGGAGAACACTTTTAGATTCTGATACTATTTTAATAATTGCGCCTAACTCTAACGAAACATCTTCATAATTTTCACCATCCATATTACTTATATTTATAGAAGATTAATTATTTAATAAATTTACTTAAATAATTAATTATAGTTATGAATAAATGGATTTTGTAAATGGAGATAATAAAGTTTTCGAATATAACTTAGATGATTATGTTAATATAGAAAAATTTGTAACAGATGCTGAATACGCGGAACAGTATAAAGATTTTTTAATAAAGAAAGACACTTATGATGGTAATTTAATACTTATAAAATACAATAAAGGAAATGTAAATATGGATAATTTTAATACATTGGGTAGATTCAGGTCATTGATTTATGATAAAAAGGGGAAGGAAGTAGTATCGTATTTTCCAGCCAAATCTGAAATCGCGCACAAAATAATAGATGTGAGTAAAAATTATATGTTTGAAGAATTTTTTGAAGGTACGATGATAAATATGTTTTGGTATGACCTAATTGAGGATTGGGAAATAACGACACGAAGTAATATTGGTGCGAAATGTTCATATAAACCAGATGGTATTAATTTTAGAGTTTTATTTTTAGAAACACTGAATAAACTACAATGGGAATTTGAAAATTTTGATAAGAATTTTTGTTATACTTTTGTTTTACAACATAATAAAAATAGAATAGTTACCCCAGTCAAAAAAAATAGACTTATTTTGGTTGATGTAGCCAGTTGTAAAAAAAATAAAATTTGTAGGTTTTCTCGAACAGGATTGAATAATGTAATAGACAATATCATTAAAAATAACAATTATTATTTACCTGAACAGTGGGAGATGAAATATACAGACATGAAAACAAATTTAGATAAGGCACCATATTTTTTTATGGGATATGTAGTGCACGATGAAATAAGTGGAGAACGTTTTAAATTCCGTAATGAAAATTACGAATACGTTAGGCATTTGAAGGGTAATAATCCTAAAATTCAATATAGGTATTATCATTTACGAAGCAATAATTTGGTAAAAGATTATTTGAATTATTACCCGGAAGATAGTAAAGTATTTTCAGAATTAAGAAATAATATGCATAAATATACCAAATCCTTGTATCAATGTTATATTAGTTGTTATATAAAAAAAGAGAAAGAACTAAAATTGTATGATTACAAATATAAAACTCATATGTATCATTTGCATGAAATATATAAGAACGAATTAAAAAATGATGGGGGTTATATTAATATGAGTGAAGTTATAAAATATGTGAATAATCTGGAACCACCAAGATTGATGCATGTTATTAATGCTGATTTATATAAGAAAGATAAAGATATGGATAAAATAGATGTGGAAGAACAAGCAACTATTTAATCAGCAAATTGCTTACGAATACTTTCAATAATATTTTGTGCTATAGTGATTGAAGATACTAACAAATCTTGTATAAACTCTATTGTATTATCATCTGATTTATATGCGATTCTAATGATAGAATGATTGTCGTGAGGATGAGGCTTTAAAAAGCCCACATACGATAAAGTTTTTTTATTTAATAAATACTCATAATGTAAAACATATTCTATTAATTTACCAATAGTGTATGTTTCATTTTCTAAACGAATATCAAATGCGTTTTTCATAGCAGTAGCAGACGTTTCAATAAAGATATCACCATCTTTGGATAATTTTTTGATATTTTCTAATCCCAAAACGATTCTTCTACAAGCCATTCCAATAATTTCCCGATTAGACCAAATTCCAATACTTTCCAATACGAAATCAAAAGAATTCTCTTTATAATATCTTTTACTTGTATGGTTTTCCCAGTTTAATAATTTATCGGATACAATATCATCAGCAAGTCCCTTTTCTTCCAACGAAGTTTCAAATTTCTGTTTTTCATCGGCAATTCTTTCGGGGTCAATAGTATTACCATAACCACACGTTGATACCACATTATATGAACCATTTTCTGCTGCTGTTGCTTTTTTAAAAGTAGCTTGTATATGCAAGGTTTCACCATCAATTTCATTGGTAATTTTTGGTTTTAATCTTGAAAATAGTATGTAATCACCAGTAATAGTGTTTTTTGGAAAAACCATATCACGATTTTCTTTTTTTAATAAAGTATTTTGAATTGAATCTTTTAACATAAAATCTTCTGTGGTTACATTTTTAATATAGTCCTCATCATTATGTACGTGTATTTCCAAACTGAGGTTATCAATACTTTTACTAAGGTCTTTAATATGAACGGGAATACAAGCCAATCTTTGTTTCAAAATTTCATTGTTAAATTGTGTAGTATTTTTTATAATATTAATATTATCAGGGTCGATAACCACGGTGTCTATATCAGTTAGTATAGTCCTTCTAATAGCATTAATCACGCTAACATTACAATTAGAAACGGTGAATCTATATAGATTTTTTTGTTTTCCTACTATATCAACTTTTGGTTGGACGATTTTAGACAAACTCATTTTATAATATAGGTCATGAATTTAAATTTAAATCAATTTTAAATTTAATATGTAAAAATTTAACGAATAAATCCTTCTTTTATAACATATGTCTATCCCTCCAAAAAAACAAGAAAAAAACCAAATTATATACTACAGCAAATATTGTGAGCATAGTAATAAATTATTAAAAATATTAAGCAAAACAGAAAAAATAAAAGAAAAAATACATTTTTTACCCGTTGACCGTAGAGCAGTAAAGGAAGATAGTAGAACATACGTAATTTTAGATAATGGACAAGAAATTTTAATGCCGGATGTAATAAAACAAGTTCCCGCATTATTATTATTACATTATGGAAACCGAACATTATTCGGCGAAGAAATACTTAAATTTTATAGACCACAAATTGATAAAGAAAGAAAAGTGGCTACAAATTATAATGGAGAACCAAAATCATTTAGCATAAAAGAATCTGGAACATTAATGTCCGATAGTTATTCATATTTAGATCAAGATTCAGATGAAATGGGTGTTAAGGGTAATGGCGGTCTAAGACAAATGCATAGTTTTACAAAAATATGCGATTCCATAGTAATAGATACACCCCCTGAAGATTATGTTAAAGAAAGGATGGGCGAAGATGCTTTACAAAAATATCAAAAAGAAAGAAACAAAAATATTGAGATTTAAGTTTTCATTAAATAAAGTATTTAAACATATTTTATTTAATAAATATTAATATAGAATGGAGGTAAATAAATCTGTTTTAGTAAAAGTATTTTCAGAACAAGTCGTTGAATTATATAGGGATATGAGAATTGTATATCCCAACGACACGTCAATTAAAACAGGATTAACTTTAGTGGAACAAATAAAAACATTTAATCCAAAATTGTTGATTTCAAAATATAAAGAAGGTGTAAATGATGAATATTATGATCAAATAGTAAAAGGCGATTTAGATTTTTTTATAAATAAAAATTATGAAAAAGACGTTCTAAAAGCGGGTTTTTTTGGAAATGAGGCGAAATCGCATGCAGCTTGGTTGGAGACAATAAAAGACTTATATAAACAACAAGGTGAAGAAAACAAAAAGAAAATTAAAAAATACTTTCAAAATTTTAGCAAAATATGTAAAATGTATTATAGTTAATTTTAGTTTAAATATAATTATTATTGTATTAATTATATTCAATATGTCAAAGCAAAAAAAAACAAAAGATGTTGAAGTTCCCGTTGAATTTTACAAAATAATGAAAGATTTCTTAAATGATATATTAACAACATTCCCCGAATATGAAGAAGTCATAACAGAAGAAGAAAATTTGATATTGTCTGGAGATATCAGTAGTAATAGATTATTTTTGTATTGTTGCGACGTTTATCCAAGTCGTTTTTTCGATATTTTATATAAAAATGAAGATATGTTCAAAGATGGTGAAATAGATACAAACTTTTTACCAAATGTTGATTTCAAGTTTTTTTTCGAACAAAACATAACAACTAATACAAAAGACACTTTGTGGAAATACCTACAATTAATATTATTTACAGTCGCAGGTAAAATAAATGATCAAGAATGTTTTGGAGACACAGCGAAATTATTTGAAGCTATTGATGAAGATGTTTTGAAAAATAAGATTGAAGAAACCATAAAAGACATGGGTGAAATTTTTGATTTAAGTGGTATGGATTTTGATATGTCTGATAATCAATTTGATGCATCTGGTATAAATATACCCAATCCAGAAGACTTAAATAACCACATCAATAGTTTAATGGATGGTAAATTGGGTAAATTGGCTGGAGAAATAGCAGAAGAAACCGCAAAAGAGATGTCTATAAATCTTGACGAAGAAGCCGATGTAAACGATGTAATGGGTAAATTATTCAAAAATCCAGGAAAATTATTAAATATGGTTAAAAAAGTAGGTACAAAATTAGATCAAAAAATAAAATCAGGCGAAATCAAAGAAAGTGAATTAATGGAAGAAGCTTCCGAATTAATGAAAAAAATGAAAAACATGCCCGGTATGAAGGGAATGGAAGGACTTTTTAGTAAAATGGGTATGCCTAATCCAAAAAAAATGAATTTTGGAGCAATGTCCAATAAACTTAATCATAATATGAAAAACGCAAAAATGAGAGAAAGAATGAGAGCTAAATTAGAAAAAAAGAAAGCTGAAAGAGAAGCTAAAAAATTTGTACACACAAGTTATACCAATAGTTCAAAAATGGAAAAAAGTTCTATCAACCCTAATGAAGAAGTAAATAAGGTTGTAAAAAGGAAAAAGAAGAAAAAGAAGAAGAAAAAGAAGAAGAATAATAATTAATTATGTATTTTTAAAATAATTAATTATATTATATGAGTGATTTCTGGTTATATAATCCATTGGTTTTATTTGATAAAGAACAGATTTTAGAATTTTGGCCAAATAATAATATGAGTTTGACGAGAAAAATGAATTCTATCGCAAGAGCAATAATTGTTTTAACACTAATAGGGTTTTTATTTACACAATCTGTAAAATTATTAATTACATCTATAATTACATTGGTTGTTTTAGTGATTTTATATAAAACACAATATGAAAAAAAACAATTAGAAAATTTAAAAGAAAGTGCTTATCGCGAAGGCTTCCAAGGTCAAAACTCCGATAAATTTATAGATATTTTTAAAGATACTTTTACAACCCCTACAAAAGAAAACCCGATGATGAATGTTTTAATGACAGATTACGGAGACAATCCTAATAGAAAAATGGCCGCTCCATCATATAATAAAAGAATAGCTGAAAAAATTAACGATAAATCAATAAAAAAGAATAAATTATATCAAGATTTAGGAGATAATTTAGCTTTTGAACACCAAATGAGAAATTTCCATTCTATGCCTAATACTACAATCCCCAATAATCAGAAAGGATTTGCCGAATTTTGTTATGGTAATATGCAATCTTGTAAAGATGGCGATTCAGAACAATGTAATAAAATATTAAGAAAGATTGGCGGACAAGTTTATTATTAATATTAATAGATAACAACAATTAATATTATAATTTAAAATAATATCTTGATAGTTAATATAAATGACAAGTCTTCATAGCTTCGTTTTCGATGGCGCAACAAGAATAGGAAATGACCCGTGTGGCATAACAGAAAAAGATCTACAAAATCAAAAAAAGGGTTCTTATATTACTCAAAATTATTTTGAAAAAGATTGTGGTATGAAAAAACCTGTTTCATTCGCAACCTCGCAACCTAACGTCTTTTATAATGGAGGACACGGTGTTACTGATAGTTGCAATGTTGATACAGATTCACAATTACGTATTGGAGGAACTCAAACTAATCCAAAATGTAGAATTAATCTTGTAGAAAGACCTTATTTAACGGTACCATTTTTAGGAAGAGGTCCTTCAAACCCTGTATTAGAATCTAAATTAATGCAAGGAGCCAGTATTCTTGATAAAAAAAGTTGCAAAACTATCACCGAGAAAAGATTAAGAAATACTGATAATGACCTTGTTCCTACTTTAAAATCTACCATCCAAAATCCTGCTAATCTTGTAGAAGGTGTAGCGGCAAATGGTTGGATTAGAGGTGGATTGCCTTCCAGGGAATTAACCCGCGATATGGATTATTTTAAAAGAAATAAATAATTTAAACATATAATTATTCATTATATTAATGTATAATTATAATTACGACGTGTCTTATATTTTAATTGATGGAGACGAAGGCGATACTGCTTATAGAAAAAACTTATTATGTGCTTTCAATTTAACAGAATGGGATTCAAGAATTATGAATGTTCAAGATAATATTTTTGAAAAATTTAAAAATAATCCAAATCTCAAAAACTTATTAATTAAGGGTAAAGAATTTGGATTTAATATGCCTTTTGAATTAGATGAAAAAACCACCTTCACAATGTTTTTCTCGTTCCCTTATTTTGAATCATTTCATAAGTGTTTGAAAGATTTATTTAATAATAAAGACATTTCTAATGAAAATTTTACTGAAATGTTGAATTTATTATCTTGATAATTAATATATTATGGCGAGCACAAATATGAAAAATGCTACTGGATATTATTGCGAACAACATAAACGATTTAATAAAATATCTAATTTTCAAACAGATAGCAATATCAGTAAACACGGAGATAATTGTTTTCCTGATTTAGGCATAATAAATGGTATGATGACTACTGGATATAATAATAATATATTATCTAATAATGCTGCTGATATAGAAAGTTCTTTATTCGGCATTGGTTCGACTAATTTGGTTGAAAAAAAACCCGATGTTAATCCATCCGTTAATAAATTAAAACATTGTAAATGGTTCCCAAGAAATAATGTATTTTTACCCGAACCACTTGTTATTGAAAAAAGTCAAAGAGTTAGTGGCCCCTTTTCTTCCTAATTTAATTAATTATTATTTAATTAATTATAACAATAATTAATATATGTTTAGAAATTCTTCACGCTTAAGACAAGAAAGAAAACAAACATCTCAAAATTTACATAGTACTGATCTTGCTGATTTCCCAAGTGACCGTGTTCATGGTAATTTTATAATGTGGGATGAGAATAAAAAATGTTATGTAACATCCGGAAAAGATGCTGTAACTACAATAGAATTAAATGCAGCTATTGATAATCTTATAGGGGGCGCACCAAGCACATTAGACACACTTAATGAAATCGCTTTAGCCATTGGTAACCCTGGTAGCACTACAAACGATTTAATTACCAGATTAAATCAACATTCAACAACCTTTGACCTATTAACAGTAACTCAACCTATAAATCTTAATGCTATTACAACCGCACACATATCCGATGGTAGTATTACCGGGTCAAAACTGGCCGCGGGTTCTGTGAGTGTAGATAAAATTGTTAATAATAGTGTCTCGTCCGCCAAGTTAGATACAAATGCAGTTACCACCATAAAAATGGATAATAATTCGGTTACAGCCGCCAAAATACTTGACGGCAATATAACTAATTCCAAATATGCTGAAGGCAGTATAACAAGTAGTAAATTGGCTGTTAATTTTTTATCCGCAAACCATATTCCAAGTTCTATTATTACTGGTGAAAAAATTTCAGCAAATACAATTTCATTGGCTAAAATGATGGCCGATTCAATCGATACTTTACAAATAAAAGATAACGCTATTACAGTTTCAAAAATTAAAGATAGTAACATTACAAATATAAAATTAAATGGAGGCATTACAAATGATAAGTTAGCTGGTGGTATTACTCATGATAAATTAGCTGGTAGTATCCCAGCAAACAAATTAGCATCTAATTCTGTAACTACTGATAAAATTTTAAACGCAAATGTTACTGAATCTAAAATAGCTTCTGACGCGATTACGGCTTCAAAAATTAAAAATGAAGAAATAACCGCAAGTCATCTGGCTTTATTAACTATTACAAAAAATCAAATCGCTTATAATACTATCGAAACAGACCAAATAGCAGCAAGAACAATCACAAACGACAGAATAGCTTTAGGAACCATTACCAATCTTGAATTGGCCAATGGTTGTGTTAGAAATGAACACATATTAGATAACTCTATTACTTTGTCTAAAATTGCTCCTCTCAATGTGGATACAAGCGACTTAGCACATTCATCCGTAACCACTGTAAAAATAGCTGATAGAAATGTAACCGGGGTCAAAATCGGTTTGGGAGCTATTACCGATGAAAATATCGCTGCTGGCGCGATCGATACAATTGATATTAGTAATTCTGCTATTACAACCAATAAAATAAGCGATAGTAACGTCACTACTGTTAAAGTTGCCGATAACGCTATTACAACCGCAAAAATAGCTAACAGTGCTATTTCAAGTGTTAAAATAGCATCAAATTCTATAGACACAGGCCATATTGTAGCAGAATCTATTACAACAGAAAAAATACCCAATAACGCTATTACAAATGATAAATTAGCTACAAATTCAGTCAATACAACTCAAATAATCAATCAATCCGTAACCACCAATAAAATAACCGATTTAAATATTACAAGGATTAAATTGGCTGCTGATATCATTGATAATTCAAAATTAGATGATAATGCTGTTCAAACAGAAAATATTTTAAATAATGCTATAACTACAGATAAAATAGCACAAGGAAATGTGACTACTACTAAAATAGCAGATAACGCTATCACAAGTGATAAAATATTAAACGGTGCTGTAACAGTCAATAAATTTGCTGATAATGTGATTTCTACAATTAAATTAATAAATGGTAACGTTACAACCATTAAAATTGCGGAAAATGCTATTACCGCCGTTAAAATTGATGCTAACGCCGTTACAACCGCGAAAATATCAGATAACGCAATAACAGAAAATAAAATAGCCAACAATTCAATAAAATCCGCACATATTAAAGCCGCACAAATAAGTGAAAATTTGTTACAAACAAATTCTGTTACTACCATCAAAATAAAAGATGGAAATGTAACAACATCAAAGATAGCCAATGATGCTATTACAAGTGCTTTAATAGACGCAAGTGGTGTTGCTACTGATAATATTCAAACAAGTGCAATTACTACTCCCAAAATTAATGACGGGGCTATAGTAGAAGGAAAAATAGCTACTGGTGCCGTTACTACTAATAAAATTCCTGATTATAATATTTCAACAACAAAATTAGCTAATAACTGTATTACAAATTCAAAATTAGATATTAGTTGTGTTAATACCAGTAATATTGGAACTGGACAAGTAAGAACATCAAATATTCAGGATGCTTGTATCACCATAAATAAATTAGACAATCCTACCGCTACAAAATTAAATCATATTACCGTTACTGGAAATGCAAATTTAGATCAAATAAATGTTAATAAAACCGATTGTTCGAATAATGCTGCTGCTATTACAGCTATTACAACGGGTGCTCCTGCTTTATTGAATACATTGAATGAATTATCTGGTGCTCTTGGAGACGACGCTAATTTTTCTACAACTATAACTACAGCATTATCAAATAGAGTCCAAACTACCGGCGATGAAACCATTGCTGGTGTTAAAACATTTAGTAGTTCCATAACAGGTGATTTAAATGGTAATGCTAATACAGCTACTAAATTTGCGGCACAAAGAAAAATAAACGATATTATCTATGATGGAACAAGTAATATTACCATTAACCTTTCCGATTTAAACGACGTTACATCTGGAGCTAACGCTTTAGGTAGTGGAGAAATAATAACAACCACAGAAAGATCTAATTTTACCGATGTTTCAAATAATGCGGTTAGACTAACAGGAACACAAACAGTTACAGGTGCAACAACATTTGATAATTTAATAGTAAATATTTTTTCTGCTACAACATTTGATGGGGATTTAAGCGGTAATATTGTTAGTGATACTACTATTACTGGTTTTGTAGATATTAGTGGGAATGTAGATATTAGTGGGGTTCTTGATGTAAGTGGAAATATAAAAACTGATAGTGCTTTTGTTGGCGATTTAACGGGTAATGCGGATACTGTAACTAATGGTGTATATAATACAGGCGTTCAATCATTAGGGGGAACATATACTTTCACTAATGCTATTGTTGGCGATTTAACGGGTAATGTTACGGGCAATTTAACGGGTAATGCAGATACTGTAACTAATGGTGTATATAATACAGGCGTTCAATCATTAGGGGGAACATATACTTTCATCAATGAAATAATTTGTAGTGGTAATGTTACGGGTAATGTTACGGGTAATGTTACGGGTGATATTACAGGTAATGCGGGAACCGTAACCAATGGTGTGTACAATACAGGTGTTCATACGTTAAGTGGTAATTATACTTTCAGCAATTTAATATCTGGAAATATTGATGGAAATTGTGATGGAACAGCAAATAAAATTAAAAATGATACTGTAGATAATGATGGGGATGCTGGAACACAAGGCACACTTGGAGAAATAAGATTTGATTCCAGTTATATGTATATATGCACATTGGCTGGTAGAGGTAATTGGAAAAGAGTTTCACTAAGCTCATTTCAATAATTTAGAAATATTAATTATTTATTATATTAATAATTAATATATGTCTATGTATTCATCAAAACACGAGAAAGATAGAATTGGCTCACTGGACGGCAAAATATTAAGTACAGATATAGCTGATTTTCCCGGTAAAACAATTTTAAAACATAATGATATCGTTCAATGGGATATTTATAAACAAACATGGGTAACGGGACAATTAGTATCATTCCCACAAATACAAGCAAATCAACAGTCTATTGTTGATTTATCTAATAATACAGGCGTTGCTATTCAAAATGCTATTAATAATGTTGTTGGTGACGCTCCTGCCGCATTAGACACATTGAAAGAAATAGCAGATATTGTCGGCGATACGGGGAATTTATCAGGGTCTCTTGTTACTAAACTTGGAACACACGATATTAGCTTCAATGCCCTAATAACATTAACAAATAAACACGATATATCACAAAATGCTTTTAATACAAGAATTACTAACAATACGAACGCAATTAATAATAATATTTCAACAATAGCGAGCAATAATACAACATTATCTAATAGTGTTACTGGCTTATCAAGCCAACAATCTACAAACAATACAAATATCACGACACATACCACACAAATCTCAAATATAACTACTGATGTTAGTGCTAATACAGTACAAAGAAATCTAAATACCAACGATATCTCATCTAATTTGGTGAAAATTAATAAAAATATTTTAGATATTTCATCAAATGACGCGGATATAGCACGTATAGACGCAAGTCTAAATAAAATAACGGTAGATATTAGTTCAAATAACGCAAATATAACTATCAATCAACAAAATATAATTTCAAACGATAATGATATCAGCACGATCAACTCTACTCTGGTTACCCATGCTAATAATATATCAACAAACGTATCGAATATTAATACAAACGGGGCCAATATTTCATCAAATGATAGCGATATAACATCGTTGGGTACAAGAATGACTAACGCTGAAACCAGCATTACCAGTCATACGAATCAGTTATCATCCAATTCAAATTTACTCAATTCACACGCTTCAAGTATTACAATTTTAAATAATTATAAAACGGTTTCTGATGCGAGTATCAATATTTTAGATATTAGTATGGCTAACGTTGATAATGTGATAGGTCCTCGTTCAGTTAGCAATTTAAGTAAAATAAATACAAATATATCAGATATTATTGATATTTCAAATAATGTTTCTACAAATACGACAAATATATCCTCAAATACAGCAGCTATTAATACTGAAAAAGGTAGATTAGATACCTTATTGAATAACGCACCTGAAGCATTGGATACTTTAAAAGAGTTAAGTGATGCCTTAGGAGATCCTAATGGTATAGGTTCATCGGTAATTACAAAAATAGGTATTTTAGATATTAGTATGGCTCTTGTAACAAATTATAACTCTACTATAACTAATAATACTACAAACATAACGACAAATGCTAACGCCATATCAACAAAACAAGCAATTATAAATAATGGAGATTTAGATTTTGCGAAAGTATCTGGATTAAATACGGCATTAAACGGAAAACAAGCATTAATAACTGTTGGTGGTTTGGCTCAAGATAAAGTCTCAGGATTAGTTATTGCTTTGAATGGAAAACAAAATATAATTGCGGATAATGGATTGGCTGTAAGTAAAGTTACCAATTTACAATCTTTATTGGATTCAAAACAATCACTTATTGGTGATAACGCATTATCACAAACAAAAGTTTTTGGATTAGTCAGTTCATTAGCGGGAAAACAACCTTTTATTAATGATAATGATTTAACCATTTCAAAAACTTCTGGATTACAAGCGGCCTTAAACGCCAAACAATCAACCGTAGTGGATAATGCATTACAAATTTCACACATTTATAATTTACAAAATAAATTAGATATTTTACAACCAACGCTAATTCCGGGACAAAATATTACAATTGATAGTAATAATATTATTACTTCAGAACTTACAAATTTTAAAATTAATGATCTATCTGATTGTGTAACTAATATAAGTGAATTTTCAAATAGTATGTTAATTGGTACTACAGAACACGGAACCTTATCAAACGCTATTAATAATATAGGAATTGGATTAAATAGTTTAAGAGCTATAACGGGTGGTCAAAATAATATTGCTATAGGTAAAGATTCATTATCAGGTAATAACAGTGGAAGTACAAATATAGGGATTGGAACTAAAACATTAGAAAATAATACAACTGGTCAGGGAAATGTATCCATAGGTAATCAATCCGGCATAGTAAATACAACTGGTCAAAATAATACTTTTATTGGTAAATATAGTGATGCTACATCAACATATAATAATTTATCAAATGCTACAGCTATAGGATACAACGCGAAAGTAAATACCAGCAATACCATACAATTAGGAAATAATGCTATATCTAATGTAAAAACATCGGGTAATATGACTCTGGGTTCTGTTACATATACTAATTCTGCTGGAACCAATGGTCAATTTTTAAAATACGATGGTGCTGGAAATGCTAATTGGGGCGATATCAATAAAACGCAAATTGATTATACTACAGCATATCAACAAGTTACTTATCAAGTTAGTAATTCGGGGAATGCTAATTATATTGGAAATAATACACATATTAAAGACGCCTTAAATAGTATGTCACAAGCTCTTGCTACTTTAGCCACAGCAGTACAAGCATTAAATGACAAATATGTAATGGATTAATATATTTAGATATAATTAATTTAATTATCAATAATTAATTATCTTGATAATTAATATAGAATGGCTAATACACGATATAATTATGATGATTTAAGAACTAAAAAAATATTACAAGAATCAACTGGACCTGGTAGATATCATTTGAATGTGCCTGGACCATTTCAAACAACTTGTTATATGGATGACCCTCAAGTGAGACTACAAAAATTTGGTGGTAATAATAGAAGTGTATCTAATGGACACCCTATAGATATAGATAGTGATTTGAAAGGTTATACCCGTCCATTACAAAAATACTGTTCTCAATATGAATTTCCAAATAAAGGTGTTGTAGTAAGTAAATCAATTAGATATAATAATTGTAACGCACCCATTACCGATCAAAGTAGAGCAACTCATCCCGCAAGAAATTATAGAGCAATGCCAAATACCCCTCATGATGTTCCTTTATTAAACCACCAAGAAAATACCTGTTTTCACTTTCAAAATAATTTAAATACCAGACTTTTAGAAAGAGATAATTATGTTCCCAAATTACCTTGTTTAGATTAAATAATTATTATGTTATAAATAATTATTTATATTGAGCATATATATATAAATATGGAAGTAGGTATTGTATTAGTAGGATTAGGAGCAATGTATATTTTATCTAATCAAAATCAGCAAAAAAGTAAGTCTGATATAAAACATTATTATCAAAAAAAGGAAGGGTTTTTGGGAAATCATAGGAGTAGATTAGCAAATCCACGTGTCCATAATTATCCTGTTGAAGGAAAAGGTAATGTTAAAGATAGCACCCTTTATTATTCTGGAGCAAGTAATAATACAGAAATGCCAAGAACAAATATGTCTATTGGTTCGAGTATAAAAGATAATCAATCGGATCAATTTCAATCTTTAACTGGTGAAAATATGAGACCTGGTGATATTAAACACAATAATATGCAGCCTTTTTTTGGTTCATCCATCACTCAATCTACAAAAGGTTATGAAGGTTTATTGGATAATTATACTGGAGCAGGCAGTCAAAATATTGAAAAAAAAGCCCAAGCCCCTATGTTTAAACCTCAAAAAGATATGCAATGGCAAAATGGTATGCCCAGCACTACAGAATACATGCAAGAAAGGATGAGGAATGTAGTTACCAGTAAAATGAATAACGCAAAACCTTTTGAATCTATTCAAGTTGGTCCTGGACTAAATAAAGGATTTAAAAAAGATGGTTCTGGTGGTTTCAATTCTTCTTTAGAAGCAAGACATAGATGGCAACCAAAGACAGTTGACCAATTAAGAACAAAAAATAATCCGAAACAATCATACAAAGGACAAGTTTTAGGAGCAAAAGGTATTGGAGAAAGGGCAAATATTGGGGATATGGAAAAAAACAGACCCGATACTTTCTATATTCAAAGTGCAGACCGATGGCTTACCACTACTGGTGCTGGTGGTGAAAAACAAACTTCTAGGGCTGAAAACATTTTGAGAGATGTCAATAGAATCAACCAGGTTAAAGAACATTTCGGTGGTGGTGCTAATGAAGGACAAGCTACATACCAACCAGGAAAAATACAACCTTCCACAAGGCCACAACTTGATGCACCAATTAAACATATTAGTAATGCTACAGTTAAAAATGGATGGGAAGCATCATCCGACAGTGATTATGGTAAAAGTGGTTTCAGTTCTTTAGCAAACGCACGGTCATTAACTGGTAACAATGAACGTATGGGTGGTGCTTTCCATGCTACATTAACCGCTTTGGCCGCACCAATTACAGATGTTTTGAGACCTACAAGAAAACAAAATGTTATTGGTAACGCACGTGGTGCTGGTAACGCAAAATCTGGTGTTACTGAGAAAAATGTTGTTTGGAATCCAAATGATAGACTTAAAACAACCATCAAAGAACAAACCGAAAATACACATAGTAATAAACCCGGTGGTTGGGCAATTGACGGCGGTCATACTACCAATCCACATCAACCTGTTTATGGACAAAGAGATACCACAACTTGTCCTTTTGTCGGTAATCCTTCAGGAACTGAAAGCACGGGTGCAACATACCCAACTTATAATAGTGCTTATGCCGCAAATCAAAATTATAATAAGGAGCAAATTAGTAAAGTTGATAGATACAATATTGGTAATACTAATCAATTAAATACTCATATGAATTTAACGACTTACGCCAATAAAGCATCTGCCCCAGGTGTTATGCGTCCAAATATGCCGAAATCCTCTTCTGGATTCTCTGTTTTGGGTAAATATTCCAATAAAAATACCAGAGAAAATATGGCTAATAACAATAGACAATGTGGTGATTTATTAAAACCATTTGATAATAACCCTTATACACATTCTTTAACAAATGCGGTTTAATATAAATCATGTACAAAGAAAAACATAGATGAATACATTGCTAATTAATTAAGATTATTATTATTAAAAGAAATATTAATAATAATACTCATATGTCTTTAAACATACATAAAAATATCATTGAAAAAATAGATTATTTTATTGAAAATAAGAAAATACCACATATAATATTTTTTGGACCTTCTGGTAGTGGAAAACGATATGTTTTAAACTATCTAATTAATAATATTTATAATAATGATAAAAATATGATAAAGGAATATTGTATGTTTGTAAATTGTGCCCACGGTAAAGGAATAAGATTTATAAGAGATGAATTAAAATTTTTCGCGAAAGCAAATATTCAAAGTAGAAATGGTTCCATTTTCAAAAGTATTGTTCTTTTCAATGCAGGCAACCTAACAACAGATGCTCAATCGGCACTAAGAAGATGCATTGAAAAGTTTAGCCATACAACAAGATTTTTTATTATTGTTGAAAATACCGATTCTGTATTAAAACCCATAATATCACGATTTTGTAATATTCATATCCCAAATCCTACAATAAGTGGAATAAATTCTAATTTACATAAATATAATCGAATAAATTTAGACAATAATGAATATTTCCACAATAGAAAAACATATTTGAAAAACAAAATACATAATGTTAATAATTATAAAAATATTAAGAAAACTCACGCTTTAGCACTAAAATTATATGAAAAGGGGTACGCAGCAATCGATGTTATCGAAATAATAGAAAAAATGGACATAGATGCTGAAATAAAAAATAATTTATTAATATATTTTGATAAAATACGAAAAGAATTTAGAGATGAAAAAACATTATTAATAATTGTTTTATTTTTTATTTCTATGCGGAAAAAAATTAAATTAGAAAATATCTTAACAATTTAAATGGACGATTACGACGTCAATATGTTATCTGAAGCTAAAAACGAATATTGTGTTAGATTAGTTAATATTTTAACACCATTGATAATGCAAGGAGTTCATTCTATTTTCGATGAAGCACTTGTTTTATGTGAATCAAACGACGAAGATGATAAATATTTAATGACATTTCAAAATTTTTTAACAAGAGTACCGAAATGGAATCAATCATTGATGAACGAAGAAACAAATCGCATTAAAAAAGAAAGCACTTGTTCCTATTTAGATGATTTGATAACTTGTGTTCATATTTCACATTTAAAATTATTAACAAGCATTAGAGTATCGCAAAAACAAAAAAAAATTGATATTGATATACCAAAAATGGATCAGTTCCTCCATAAAGTTTATATTATGTACGCACGAAAAATATATCAAAATGTATATTTGTTCGAAAAGGATGTTATGCCTCTTCAAAGACAAAAAAATATGAGAGAAGCCGAAGTTTTATGTAATCAAAGTATTTTAAATGTTATTCGCGATAGTGTTCCTGTTGAAAAAATATTGCGTGCTTATATTGATGAAACGGTCGATGAAGAAGTTATTGAAGAAATTATTGAAAAAAATATGGAGAAAGAAGAAGCAGAAAAACTAGAAAAAGAAATAACTGAAAGACAAGAAAAAAGAGATGAAGAAAACAAAGAAAAATTTGTTTCAAATGAACCTTCTGTAGAATTACTACCAGATGAAGAAAACAAAGAAAACCCCAAAGAAAAAAAAGCCGAATTCAATGACTCTTTAAAAATATTAACAGATAAACTGGATACTATTAATAATGATAAATCCCCAAAACCATTCTCTATGAAATTTAATATTCCTGAAAAAAGAGAAGGAATATCGTTTAACGACAAAGATGCTGTTTTAGATATGGGAACCAATAAAGAAACCCTTATTGAGGCTCCAAAAGATATTAAGCGATTGGAAGAAGTAGCAAAAATCGCAAACGAAAGAAGAAAAGCCGAAGAAGAAGGAGATTATGGGGATGATGACGATGGTCCATTAAAAATATCCGGAGACACTATAAAATTGGATTTTTCGGATGTTCACGATTTGGAAAAGGAAAAAAAATTAGAACCAGCTATCAAACTTGATATTGAAACATTGAATTAATTGCGTTAAATTATTTTAAAAAACATCATAAAATAATTTATATCATGTCTACTCTTTTAATGTCTGGAGTTGTTGTATCTATTATGCATCTATTATTGAAATTTATTGAAATGAGATTTATAGTAAAAGAAAATAAACCATTGAAAGAATTATTTAGAGATAGTTTGGTTGTATTTTTAAGTGTAATTGTTGGTTTATTCGTTTTAGACCAATTCAATTCAAATGTAGGTAAATCCATCCCAAAAGTATTTACAGATATGCCCAATTTTTAACAATACCATTTATAATTTATAAGCGCCTCTTCTACATTATCAAACATAAAATATTTTTCTAATGGTTTATCTGCTATTCCATAATTATTGGTAGAGCTATATCTTTTTACATCATATTCTTCTCCTGGTGTATCAAAATATAAACTATCTAATGGTAACTTGCTTATATATAATAATGGACCATCTATAATTTGCTGATCGTAAGAACCTTTTAATCTTAGTGGTTTATCAGAACCATTTCCATCTATGATAATACTTCTTAATATGGGAATTTTATGTATCATATCGTTTGTCATCATTATACTAATTCCTCTATCTATAAATATAATTATAGTGTGGGTATAACCCATTACAACATCCTTCTTAGCACTATAAAAAGGACGTTTAAAACATATACTTTCCGTCATAAACATATTTTGTGTCCCCATTAAACGTTCTATATATTTATCCAATTGGAGTTGTGAAGGCAATAAGTCCTCATCAACTCTATAATCTTTAATTTTATCATATAAGTTTTGAATTTCTTCGTATTTGCTCGTCATTTAATTGAATTAAAAAAGTATATTTAATTCAATTTTATTATTGATTATTATCTTGTTTATCTTCTTGTGGATTACATCTTCTATATTCCTCCTCAGTAATACATTCTAAATGTATAGATTCCCCTTTAATAGCTGCTTTATAATAACCTGGTTCTACATTAAATACCCAACCCATAGATTTACATAAAAGCATATAATGTGTTTTTCCATTATCGTGCATATTGTACGAACGGCCATATCTTGTTAATATAAATTGTCTCTCCGTATTGCTTTTTGCAGGAACGATTCTGAAATCTTTATGATTTTCGGCGTTTATTATTGTAATTGGCATGTTGATTAATATAACAGGATTGCGTTTATATTGTTTCAATTTTATAATGGTTAATTCAATTATTAAAGGTATTTAAATAAATTGGTATTTATTTATCAAATGAGTTACGATATACAAGAAGCAGCTTTATCTGGTGGTACAATGTTACTACAATTTAAAATAGAACACGATCAATTTTGGAAAAAATTACATAAGGAAAATAGTTATCCAGTATTCGAAAGAATTAAATTAATGTTGACTATCCTGGTGTCTGGTATTCTTGGTTTTATCCATGGAAAACTTTTCACTTTTATTTTTGGTGGAATTACTCCATTAACCTTTCCATACGGCGTTATAAAATGTATTATATTGGGGACATCGTTATATGCAGTTGGTTTTGAATTTGGCCTACGTTATAATAATTATATACACACTATCGTACATTATTCGACCAAAACCCCGGAAGCTTTTATAGCTACCGAACTTAAAAATATTTTTTCAACATTAGATAATATTACAAGAGCTGCTACGGATGATGTTTCCAGACCATTAAAAAAACGATGCAATAGTGAATCAAATCTTAAAGCAAAAACCGACGAACCTATTAAGGAGAAGAATAAGGAAGTTTAAACCATACTATCTATCATATCAATTCTTTTTTTATGTCTTCCACCATCAAATTCGGTGTGAATAAATCCTAATATTAATGGTAAAACCATTTCAGGAGTATTTCCACGAGCACCAATGGCTATAATATTAGCATCATTATGTTTTCGTGCCATATTTACAGATGTATAATTATTGCACAACGCACATCTTGCACCCTTTATTTTGTTAGCAGCAATAGACATTCCTATACCTGTTCCACATAATAATACGCCAAAAGAATTTGGTGTCTCGCTAACTTTGTTTGCTACTCTGAAAGCAAATTCTGGATAATCGCAACTTCCTACAGAGTAACACCCGATATCTTTTATTTCAAGCATTTTATCAACAGTCCCTTCTTCTTTACCCGCATTTAAGGTATTTAATATCTCTTTCTTCATTAAAAATCCGGCATGGTCACTTCCAAAAAAAATAGTGGTCATTTTTATAATATAAATACTTATTTGTTTTTATATTATTATTTCCTACGTCTTTTTCTACGTTTTTTCTTTGTACGTCGTTTGTTATACTTCTTTTTTATCCTTTTTTTGTACTCATATAAATATTAATCCATGGTAAACATTGTACTATAATATTGCTTGACTTTATTACTCACCTTATGACTTATATCCGATATTGTTTCCATATAAGAAGGATTAGATGAATTTTCAACTATATTACTTATTTGTAAAGAACATTCTTCATCAAATTCACCTGGAATTAATTTATCTATAACATAATTCTTTATTAACTTATTATTATTGTAATATGGATGTATGGGAGGTTCTACAAATGATAAATAAGACAATAATATATACCATAATCCACTTCTTTTCCTTATCTTCTTATATATTCCTCCGCAAATTTTCTTAAACTTTATAAAATTTGCTGAACCTTTGCCACCCAATGCTTCCAACATATCATTCGTTATTTTCATTTCAACATCAACGTGTTTTGGGTCTTCTCCAAGTAAATAAGAAAAATCTATATGAATCAAATCACCCCATTTATTAATTAAAATATTTTCAGTATGTCTATCGCCTACACCCAATATATAACATAATACGCAAGATGATACACAACTTTTTATAAAAGTTTCTCGCATATTGGTTATAGTTCCGGTTGGATTCAAATCCATTATATAATTTAATAAGGTTGTCTTTCTTACATCGATAACATCATATAATGTTATGGTATCATCCAATATTTCAATCCACCCATAATTATAACGATAAGGTAAAACATTATATGTATTTACAATTATTTCCTCACCGCCTATTTTTTTTAACCATTTTGAAACATACATCGTTAATTTATCTTTCCTTAAATCTTCATTTTTTACCAATATATAGCTTTTTTTCTTACCATGGTATTTATGCGATTCGGTTATTAATGGAACTACCCATGGTTTTGACGTAGAATTTAAATTCTTTATACCTAACAAGTCTATATCACTACATAACCTTTCGGGATTCCACGGCATCCTAACGCAACCATTTTGTTTAAACCAATTGTTAACTAACTCAAATCTACCCTCTTTATTTTTTTGAACCAGTAATTCTATAAATTTTATAAATTCATCTGTTTTTCTTATGTCTGAAATCCAATCATTAGGAACCAATGTTAATATTTTTTCCATCATTTTCCTTAAATTTTCATTTCTATCAAAACTATTCAAATAATATTTCGTTTCAAAATAAAACGAATAAAATAGATTCAAATCCATAGTACATTTATAAGCTAAGTCCATACCGAATTGTAGGTTTTTTTTTGATAATTCTACCAACCACGGCATTAATAAATTATCTTGTATTTTTGATGTTAGTTTATCTACTAAATATTTTTCTACAGAACTATGTTTTTTCAAATCAGTATTAAATCCCAACTCTAAGACATTTTCAGATGTACAATGCAATCTACAATCACTTTTACATAATAATTTGCGACATGAATGCCTTTTTACTTTCGGATTTTTATAATAATTTATTAAATTCTCAATATCTTCTTTGCTCTTATCATTATTAGAAGTTATACATTTAACTATAAGCGTATAATGTTCTTTGAATTCGTATCTATGATTCCATAATAATGTCTTTTCTATTTTTGATATTTTTTGACAAGAAATCTTATATTGGATATTTCTAAAAACACTTATTATATAGTTTATTATTTTACACCATTTTTTTGAAACAGTCCTTAGATAAACCAAATGCGATATATTTATGGGTAAATTTGAAAAAATGATTATGTGTTTTTCATATGTATTGGTAACATTAACTATATCATTACAAGATTTACATACTCGTATCGTTGTATTATCTTCAATAAATTGAGTTAAATCCAAATAAGATTTTTCAGGAGGAGTCGGTTGTGTTATATAATCGTTATTTTTACAATACCATTTCGCACAATCGTAGCAAAATATTCTTCCACAGCTTCTACAATGATGCTTTCTTATTAAATAGCCAAATTCCGCGTTACATTCAAAACATCTATCAACCTTTTTATTTGGAACCCATACAGATGGTTTTCTTGCCGGAATATTAATTGGCTTACTATTATTTCGTTTTCTGTCTATATAAATTGATATTGCTCCATTATTCATAATAATATATAATTATATTTTTTTAATATATTTACTACTTGTAGATATATTATTCATTCTAATAAATAACTCGAAGGACATCACTATATAATCTATAACTCCAATAGACACCCATCATATACATAATAAAACCCGGTATAGAAATCCATAAAGGATCATTTAAAATCGTTTGATAATAATAATAAGTAAATATAAAAATACGCGGTATAGAATACGTTATCAATTGTAATACTCTACCAATGTCTAATACCTTATTATTTATTTTTAATGTATGAAAATGGTAAACAGGATATAATAAAATGTTAGACATTTCACCAAATACAAAAAACTCTTTTCCACAATAAGTAAAACCATTCAACATTAGAACAGTGCCGACATGATGTAATATCATCACACCCTGAGACACACCAAATTTATTATAATTATAATAAATCATTCTGAACGTATCATATATATAAAAAGATGTTGTATTAAACTTGATGTAGCCAAAATAATTGCCATCATTTATAGTATAATGAAAATAAAGAAGCAATAATGTATAATAACAATGCGAACCCGCAAGGATATTATTAGATATCTTATGTGATAGACTACTATCATATAACCGTTCTTTTTGCAATATATTTTTTATATTCAAAAACATATATGCCCAAGCAATAGGACCAATAATATAAATAAAATTTATCATTATACAAAAAAGTAAATTCTATTTAAATAGATTAATAATGTTTTTTACGCGTTTTTCTTTTACGACGCTTTCCTCTATCTTTATCGTTCATTGTACCGCCTCTTTTTTTACGCGTCTTTTTCTTTCGGCGTCTTCCACCACCTCTTTGTTTCTTACGTGTTTTTCTACCACTCGTATTAACTACCTCAAATATCATTTCCTTTCTTTTTTTCCAATTCTTTTTCCAACTACCATACTCAACATCATCCTCGTATATTTTTTTCACCCTCAAACCTTTCGTTTTGTTTGTTCTTTTACTATTCGATAAAATGACTATGTTATTTTTGGAAGGTTCTAACCATTTTTTTATAGTATCCCATAATTTCTTTTCCTTTTCTTTATCCCATATTTTCTTTGCTCTGAAAGCTGTAGCAACGTAAGGAGGGTCGCAATAGATAATAGTATTTTTATAATCTAAATCAAATACACTTTTTTCTTTGTACATGAACTTTGAACTTTTAAAATATGGTTGCAATCCTTTCAAATATTTCTTTTTACTTCTCATATAATTAGCAGCAAAATTCTTACCACCGTGGCTTCTTTTTTCGGTTCTTACATTCTTTCCTCCAAAATATTGACCACCAAATCCCAATGTATAACCTACAAATGATTTTTGAGCGGAGGGTTTCTTATTTTTTTTATAACTTTCCCATTTTTTTTGCGTTATATTTTCAAGTTTTGGTAACCAACCTTTCTTTAATGCTTTGAATAATACTGTTATAGTTGGATTTACATCGCTAAAAATATATTTCTTAAATACTTTATTTTTATCATCCTCCATAACTTTAATTCCTACGCGGGCCATTCCACTAAAAGGTTCCGCATAATTTTTTATAGATGGATTTTCTTCAACTTTCTTATAAACCATTTTTGATATTGTTTTCGCCAATTTTGATTTTCCAGCATGATAAGGTAAAGGCATTATTACATTATCATGTTATTATTTTCTTCGTCTTTTTTTAGTTCTTTTTTTTCGGTTTTTCTTTGTACGTCTCTTCTTTTTCTTCTTTGAAATTCTTTTACAATATTGTTTTTGAGAGAATCCTTTTGGTCTTTTACAATTAATCTTTCTTTTATATTTCAATGACCATTTACCACCTCGTTGTGATTCATCTGCTCCGTATGCATTATAAAAATCATTTGGTAATTCTGTTGTCATTGTAGTTGCGACAACTAATTCTTCATCAGTAGCTGTTGGTGTACTTTTCTTGATCCATTGTGGATTATTTTTACCCTCTTTCAAATCTACCCATTTAACCATCATATTTTTACCCTCTACCTTCAACACTTCGGCTCTCCAAAAATAAGGTATCTTCTTACCTTCACCATTAATAATTGGCCAATTAATATATATTATTTCACCACCACCACCTTCTTGTATAGTTGCTAATCTTTTTCCTCTTTTACTTCTTTTCATAAGTTTCTTATATTGTTTGGATGTTAATTCTTTATCTGGAAATTGACCTTTATGCCAATCCAAATGAACTTGAGTATCTGGTGCTATTTGACTTTTTTTGGCCATAGGATGTGGGTCATATGGACTTAAAGCAGCAGTTAATATACTTGTTGCTAATAAAAAGTCTCTTGCGGACGCTAATGGTCTTCCCTTAGACATATTACGCTTACTTCGTTTCAATAATGAAATACCTTGTGAAGAAGCAATCATGGGTGTTTTTTTGGACATTCTTTTGCTCATTTCTTTTGATAGTTTAATTTCTCGTTCTAACCTTTTGCTTTGTTTTCTGCTTTGGCGAGACCTTTGTGATGCTTTTGATTTTCTTGATTTTGATTTTACTTTTCTTGATTTTTGCGATGCTTTTGATTTTCTTGAACTCATAATATATTAAAGTTAGATTTAATATATTACCAACCACTATTTTTTTTAACATTAATTCGGGGACCTTTTTTACCATTAAACGCGTTTGGGTCATATCCTTCTTCTTCATCATCGGATCCCAAATCTTTTGATAATTCCCAAAATTCTTTAGAACCTAATTTGAAATCATTGTGTGACGAAGCCTTATACCAAAATATTTGGTCTTCTAATTTATTTGATTTTGCGTTATTAGATATAACTAAACATTCATAATTTTCAGTGCATTGGTCCATGACTTGACAGAAGGATTCGAATGTAGAAAACATACCCGCATAATTTTCATAAATACGCTTTCTATTTGTTAAATAAGGTTCGCGTAAAATAAATGTATAATCTATATTTGTTCTCAAATTAGGAGGAACACCAAGAGGATATTGCATAGTAATTACAAGCATAATTTTCCAATGCCTTCCATTCATGAAAAGAAGACGCATTAATTTTTCACGAGCCCAACCATTATCATATAAACAATCATCTAAAATTACGAAAGCACGTGCATCTATATTGCTCTTACCGTAAGCCTGTTTTTCTTTTTTTACCTGTTTTAAAACCATTTTTTGTCTTTTTAAAATATTTTCAATTATAGCAGAATTATATTCATCATGAATAAATAATTTTGGAACTAATGCTCCATAAAATCCATTACCCGCTTCTGTTCCTGAAATGACGGTGCCTATTGGAATATCTTGATGATAATATAGTAAATCTCTTACTAAAAAACTTTTCCCGGTATCTCTTCTACCAATTAATACGATAACAGGTCCTTGTGTTTCTCCTGGTTTAAATGATATATTTCGCATATCAAACTTTTTTAATTCCAAATTCATATTATTATTATATTTTAAATTAAAATTGTCTTTTAAACATAAAACTTTAGGTAAAAAACAAAATAAACAAATAATTATTCTAATTATATTAATGTTTGTAGTATCTTACAAAAAAAATAATAATACAAAACTTTTCGATAAATTTAAGAAAGATTGTGGTTTTGATAAAGTTCAAAATTACATACCTATGTATAGAAAGTTTTTCTCATTGAATGAAAATACATACAACAGTGTTAATTTAAATCACAAATACAATATTAGCAATGTTAAAAAAATCATCGATGATAATAATTTTTCTATAGAATTGGAAGATACAGATAATAATTCATTATCAAGAGAATCATTTTTTAAATTTAGCCCATTATTGGACCCAATTAAATATATGGTTGGGAAATATACAAATATTAGCGATGATATGAGAACAACACTTCCTAAATTAAATGATAATAATGTTTCAAAAAAAGTATTGGATTATAATAATTCTGCTTATGTAGATAGTTTTTTTTCATATTTGAGCAGTATTGCTTTCCACGAACATAAATTTCCAAATGGATTAGATTTTTACGGCTCGTTTTTAGGTGTAAAAAAATCCCACTTTTTAAATATCTGTGATGATTTGGAATATTTATATGATTCAAATTATTTTCATGAAAATATAGACAAATTATTTAAAACAGAAGATATAGATGAAGAAATGTTGTCTGATGCTTCAAGGACGCATCGTAAGAAATTATCTTTGGGGAATGGTGAGGATATTAATTTAAATGTTAATGAATTAAACGATGAAATTTTTGGAGATGTTTTTGAATTAACAGAAAAGAACTTGGAATTACATAATTCAAAATCTATTGAATTACAAATGGATGTAAGTAATAATTTACAAAGTAGAAAAGAAACAGAATCGGCGTGTTCTTCGCGTTCATCAAATACTTCAGATGAGGAATGTTCGGATGAAGAAATGGATATGTCGGAAAATTCATTAGAAAGTTGTACCAATAGTGATATTTCAGAATATTCAAGTTCAAATATGAGTAATGAATATATTAAAGGTGAAATTTTCAATTTTCCTGTTCAAATTATATGCTTAGAAAAGATGGATAATACTCTTGATTCATTATTAGACAACGAAGAAAATGAATTATCTATAGACGAATGGAGGTCTTGTTTATTTCAAGTAAGTATATCATTAATAGTATATGAAAAGATGTATAATTTTACCCATAATGATTTACATTCAAATAATATAATGTATATCAAAACGGATAAAAAATATTTGAATTATAAATATAAAAACAAACTATACCGCGTTCCTACATTTGGAAAAATTTATAAAATAATTGATTTTGGTAGAGCTATTTACGGACATAGTGGTAAAAAATTTATGAGTGATAGTTTTCATCCAAAAGGTGACGCAAGTACGCAATATAATACGGAGCCGTATTTCAATGAAAAAAAACCAAGATTAGAACCAAATTATAGTTTTGATTTATGTAGATTAGGTTGTTCTTTATTTGATTATTTTTTCGATGATATTGATGATGTTGAAGAAGAAGATGACCCAATCGCATTAACCATTGCTAGATGGTGCGAAGATGATAAAGGAAGAAATATATTATATAAAAAACATGGTGAAGAGAGATATCCGGATTTTAAATTATACAAAATGATCGCCAGAACAGTTCATAACCATACGCCTGAAAATGAATTTGATAGAGAAAAGGATAATATTTTTAATAAATTTTTGAGTTCAAGAAAGAAAATAGGAAAAAAAGCTAAGGTATTTAATGTGGATGATATACCTTCATACGTATAAAATTGAATTAATAATAAACATGTATAGTATATTATTAATGGACCAATTCTACACCAAAATGGAAGTAGCAGAACAATGTTGGAAAACTTTACAAAATAAAGTAAATATCAATGAATTTAATTGGTTTATAGAACCATCAGCCGGAACAGGTAATTTTTATAAATTATTGCCCATAGATAAAAGACGCGGCATTGATTTAGATCCCAAATATCCGGGTATTATGCAAATGGATTATTTAACCTTGGATATGTCTGGTTTGTATCAAGATGGTGTAGATAAATATCTTGTAATAGGAAATCCACCTTTTGGGAAAATAAGTTCATTGGCTGTTAAATTCTTTAATAAATCGGCTGAATATGCTGAAGTAATAGCATTTATAGTTCCGAGAACGTTTAAAAGGGTGTCTGTTCAAAATAGATTAAACTTAGACTTTCATTTGATTTATAATGAAGATTTACCAATGAAGCCGTGTTGTTTTGAACCAAAGATGGGTGCAAAATGTTGTTTTCAAATTTGGAAAAAGAAAGATGTAAAAAGAGAGATTATAGAATATGCGAAAACACATAAAGATTTTGAATTTTTGAAGTATGGTCCTAAAGATGAGGATGGACAACCCACTCCACCAGAAGGTGCTGATTTTGCTTTAAAAGCATATGGTTCAAATTGTGGTAAAATAATTTCTCATGATTTAGATGCTTTAAGACCTAAAAGTTGGCATTTTATAAAATCTAAAATTGATATTATACTATTAAAAAAAAGATTCAACTTTATTGATTATAGTATGAGTAAAGATACAGTTAGACAAGATAGCTTAGGACAAAAAGAATTAATTTATTTATATAGTCAAAAATATTAATAATGTATTATTAATTAATATTTTTTATTTATCGGGGAAATCCAACAAGGTTAGCACCGATACCGAAGCCAGCTCCCGAACGGGCAGAAACTGCCATGCTTGGTACGTAGGTATCTAATATACTAAATGTAGCAGCTGCCGTTAAGGCAATCAACATAACTTCATCAACATTTAACGATTTCTTTGGGATAGCATAAGCGGCAATTGCTACCATGATACCTTCAACAAGATATTTAACTGCGCGACGAACTAATTCGCCTAAGTCAACCATATCACCTAATCCAGACATTTATACTAACTATATAGAAAAAAATAATTAGGTTTAAAATAACTTAAATATTAAAAATAAAATAAAGTATAAATGGCTTCTATGGCTTTTGAACGACAAAAATTACCAAACGGTGGAGAAAATCCTAAATATATTGATTTATTGGACGAGGATAAACCAATTTCAGGGCAAAAATTTGCTTGTATTTCTTTTGTATCTCCAGAGAATATATTGGAAGATAAAAATAGGTTCTTTTTTCAAGAATTCCTAAAATATTTTGATTTTTCTAAATCCATTGAAAAATACCATCAATTTTTAAGTTTCCTCGGTTTTAAATACAATTTGGAATTTAATGATTTAATATCAGATTTCGAAGAATTTTTAAAAAGCGAAAAAAATTCGTTTGATTCTGAAAAATTAAGAAATGATTATAAAACATTTGTAGATAATAACGAACAAAGATTACAAGATGATTTTGATACAACACACAATTTTCAAACAAATACAAGAGGTTTGAAAATTAGAGGTGTATATGCAACACAAGGAGAAGCCGAATTAAGATGTAAATTATTACGAGAAGTAGACCCAAATCATAATGTATATGTGGGACCAGTTGGAATGTGGATGCCTTGGGATCCCGAAGCATACAAGACAGGTAGGGTTGAATATATGGAAGAAGAATTGAATCAGTTAATGAGTGAAAAAAATAAGAACGAAGAAAAGGCCAAACAAGAATTTGAAAAAAGAGTTTTGGAAACTAAAAGAAAGGCCATTGAAGAAAATATCAAATTAGCAAAAGAAAACAAAAATAAATTAACACAAAATATCGATAAAGAAGGTAATTTATATGGTGTAAATAATACTATTGAAAGCTCGCTAACTGGCGAGAATATTACAAGTGCCGATATCAAAAAGGAATTGTTTGAAGGCGACAATATTATTACATCTAAGAATAAAGACCAACCCAAGTTAAAATCCCTCTTACCGGATGATGATAAAAAATAAAATTGAATTAAAATCTATAACTAATTATATATAATTAATTATGGATACTAACATGGATACCAAATCTACTCAAACGCCTATTATAGAAAAACCTATTGTTCATGAAAAGAAGAAGAAGAAGAAGAAGAAGAAGAAGAAGAAACAAAGTTATAAGGATATGATGGCGCAAATCTTAAAACCTACAATAACAAACGAGGAACGTATTCTGTTGAAAAAACAATCTATGGAGGAAAATGCTCTTGGAGGAGGAAGATTTTCAAAGATGGAAAAGATCTAATTTCTCAACCATTTTAATAACACAAGGTCATCATATACTATAAAAATAATAAGACTATAATAACCTACCATAATAATATTCAAATTTCTTATATTATAAATTAAATATATTGAATGAATAGACCAATTTATAAAACAACAACCCAAATATTTTATGAACGCTTGTCTTTTCATTTTTTTTTCTTTGGTTCTCTCCAATAAAAACCTCATACCCAAGCAATAATTCACTTCATGAGGATAACAAGATAATATGCAATATATAGACATCAATTTTGTTATATTATTATCCCTCAATGAATCCACAAAAATATTTATAGTAGATAAAGTGGTACTTATTACGTGGTGTATTTTTGTAGAATACGACATATTCATATTTTTAAATAGTGCAACAGTATCATTTGAACAATATAAAAATCCTATAAAATGTAAACATTTATTAACATTGCCTATATTTAATAATACCATTGGAACCAGTGGTATTGTAGCTACCGAAATATAATATAAAATGTATGATTTTATAAAGTTTTTAATTATATAGTTTCTTCTTTTAATATCATATTCATTAAATTTTTCATAACTCATGGATAAATAAAAATTCGCCACCTGATAAAGATAAAAAACGAAAGACATATTTATAACCAGAAACCATATTGAATGCATTAAAATAATTTACCCTTAATTATTTAAATAGATTACATAAAGATATTAATCTTATAATAATAATGTTGGATACATGGTTATTAACGACACATTGTACTGCTTTATTCCCAATGGGTGTATTTATATGGAGTTGGAAAAGACGCAAAGATGCCGCAAGTATTTTCATGTTAATAAAATTCATATATGCTGTAACTTTTTCTCTTTTATATCATTCGCATCATTCATTACCTGAAGATGAAGTATTTACCAGCGATTACGATTATGATAATTGGGCTTTATTAGATGGTTATGCTTGCTCAAGTTTAATATTTACAACCGTATTGTATGGTTCAAGAGTTCGGGAACCACAAATTTATATAACAAGTTTTGCCGTGGAAAATATAGTTTTAATAGTTTATTTATGGGAAAATTTAAATCGCGATTTAATTATTACTTGGTATTTATCAATATGTAGTTTTTTTATAATAATGATAAAATGGAGAACTATTTGGAGATATTTATTGCGGTTTAAATGTCTATCCTTTTTATTTCTTTCTTGTGGTATCACAGCCATAATTATGTATTCTATTGCTAGTAAAGAATGGCATAACGATATATATGTAAAATTTCACTCGTTATGGCATTGTTTTGTCTTTTCTACAGCAGGATTTGCTGCTTTATTAAGATATAAACTTGATGAACAATTATATCCTATGGTAAATAGAAGAGAACAATTGGATTCTATATAGTTGGTATAAATTCCCATAATAGTTCTTTGCATATTTTTTTCCATATTTCATCCTGTTCTATTCTTTTTACAGGATCTTTCAACATGGGGAAATAAGGTAAAAATCCAACCTCTCCTAACAATTCACACATTTTATATAAAACGTAATAATAATTTAAAAAATTAACACGATCATCGGGGCAATGATTTGAATACGGTTTTTGTATTTCCATAAATAAATTACATAATGTATCTTCTAATTCCGGACTCATCACAGGTGGTTTTATCCCTAATTTATCTTTAATAAATGGTATATGCTCATAATATTTATTATAACCTAACTTTTTTAAGATGTCTTTAGCTTTAATATTTGTTATTTGTTTTAATGATATCCTTTCTTTTTTTATTTGCGATTTAATATTTTCCAAAACTTCTATCGGGATCTGTGTGGTTTCTTTAGCTTGAAATTGAGCCAATATTTCACGAAAATGATTAATTCTTTTATATGCATAAAAACATACTTCTTTAGGTGGTTCCTTATAAGAAGGTTTTTCATGTTCTATGAGATATTGCATATGTTGCCCGCATTTATTGCATATTATCAAACCTTCCGATTCAACCGGTATCAATTCGCCATCACAATTTTTACATTTTTCATAATCAATAACATAATTATTAATATCTATAAAACTTTCATCAATACTGGTCAAATATTTATTTATATTTGTTGTTTCATTTTTATTTTCTTTCTTTTTTTCGGTATTTTTATTGAAAAATTTATTTAACACTATTGTTTTTTTTGATTTCCCTTTTGAAATATTTTTTTTCCTTTCAAAATATTCAAAAATATAATCAGAATTCAATAAATAATAATTTTTCTTCTCTTTTTTCAATTTTTTCATTTTTTTTCTAATCCTTAAAATTTCATCCTGTATTTCCAGTTTTTCCCCAATATCCTTCTTTTTAATCAATAATTTTTTCAATTTTGATTTCTCTTTTCTTAAACGAGGTAATATGGTATTGCTAATATCTAAAAATTCTTCTATTTTTTCATTGTGTTTACTATCTAATGTAACAATAGACTTTTTATTAATGCATATTTTTTTGCTGGCCTTTGGTTTGAAATTGGGCATTAATGTATATAATGTTTATGTTATATTTAATTATAAATTTTCTTATTTAACATAAAATGAGTGATATTCATATCGATGGACCAACCATTAATAATATAACTATAGATAAATTGAAATTTAGAAAAATGACTTTTATTTACAAAGCTTTAGAAAACGGGTGGAATGTTTCAAAAAAAGGAGAATTATATATATTCAAAAAGAACCACGAAGGTAAAAAAGAAGTTTATTTAGACGAATATTTAACACGGTTTATGCAGGAAAATTTCGATATCACAAATATATGAGTTTTTTATTGTTTTTATTTAATTAATTAATTAATTAATTAAATTTCCAAAATTTTTTTTTCTTTAGCAATATTATAAAATGGGCGGTGGTCTAATGCAACTAGTAGCTTACGGTGCACAAGATGTGTATCTTACGGGTAATCCCCAAATCACTTTTTGGAAAGTGACCTACAGAAGACACACGAACTTCGCAATGGAATCTATTGAACAAACTTTTAACGGACAAGCCGATTTCGGTCGTCGTGTTCAATGCACTGTTTCCAGAAATGGTGACTTAGCATACAGAACTTACTTACAAATTACTCTTCCTGAAATCAACCAGGATGATAATGGCGGTGGTAACGTTTATGCAAGATGGTTGGATTGTCCAGGTGAGCAATTGGTTTCCATGGTTGAAGTAGAAATTGGTGGTCAAAGAATTGACCGTCAATACGGTGACTTCATGCACATCTGGAACCAATTGACTCTTACTTCTGAACAAGAAGATGGTTACAACAAAATGATCGGTAACACCACGCAACTTACTTTCTTGACTGACCCACACTTTGCTGATGTAGCAACTGCTTGTGGTGCCGCAGCTGTTCCTGAAGCAGTATGTGCTCCAAGAAACGCACTTCCAGAAACGACTCTTTATGTCCCTCTTCAATTCTGGTTCTGTAGAAATCCAGGTCTTGCTTTGCCTTTGATTGCTTTGCAATACCACGAAGTTAAAATTAACATCGAAATCCGTCCTATGGATGAATGCTTGTTTGCGGTTACCCAAGTTGGTGAATCCGCTTCCCCAGGCAAAAACGTAAAATGCACGGCTGCTTACTCCAAATCTTTGGTTGCTGCCTCCCTTTACGTTGATTACATCTTTTTGGATACTGATGAACGTAGACGTATGGCCCAAAACCCACACGAATACTTGATTGAACAGCTTCAATTCACTGGTGATGAATCCATCGGATCCTCATCCAACAAAATCAAATTGAACTTCAATCATCCATGTAAAGAATTGATCTGGGTTGTCCAACCTGACGATAACGTAAGTTATTGTGATAGTTTCGTTGAAACTAAAGTTCTTAACATGGCTTTGGGTGCTCAGCCATTTAACTACACTGACGCAATTGATGCTCTTCCAAACAGTATCCGTGCTTTCAGTTCCAGTGTTCAATTGGCCGGTGCTTCCAATGCTGCTCCAAACACCTCTGTTATCAACGCACACGGTCTTTTCAACGACCCTAATGCTAACAGTGACGCAACCGCAGTAGCAATTGATGAACTTTCGGGTAACTTAGGTTCTGCTGGCGCAACCAACGGTGTTTCTGATGCTGGAGCATTCGTTCTTGCTGAAACTTCCTTGAAAATGCACTGTTGGGGTGAAAATCCAGTAGTTACCGCAAAACTTCAATTGAACGGTCAAGACCGATTCAGTGAGCGTGAAGGTACCTACTTTGATTTGGTCCAACCTTTCCAACATCACACTCGTTCCCCAGACACTGGTATCAACGTTTATTCGTTCGCTCTTCGCCCTGAAGAACACCAGCCATCTGGAACCTGTAACTTCAGTAGAATTGATAACGCAACCCTTCAATTGGTCGTGTCCGCTGCTGCCATCGGTAGTGCTAACACCGCCAAGGTCCGCGTTTATGCTACCAACTACAATGTCCTTCGCGTTATGTCGGGTATGGGAGGGCTTGCTTATA